TTGTCCCATCGACCGTCGAGGATGTCCGTCTCGGTGATCCGGTCGGAGGAGAGCACGCCTTGCGCGTCCTGCGCGTCGACGGAAAGGTCAGAGCCGGATCGCACCTCTGAGGCTGTCAGCCCGCTTTCCGGTTCGAACTCGGTCCCGTCGAACGACAGCGTCCGGTCGTGATCGGTGAAGCCGAAGGCCACGCCATCGGCGCGGGTGATGCGCCAGCACCAGGCAAGCGTTGTCGTGCCGTCGTCGAGATGGGCCTGCAGCGCCGGGTTCAGGGACTTCATGTTCGGATTTCCACGAGAGGGATCGAGGTGATCGACCCGAGGCGTTCGAGGTCGAGGGTGACGTCGAGGACATCGGTGTCGAAGCGGACGGGGACGTCGAATTCGAAGCCTGCGGTGATGGCGACGCCAGCGGCGGGGGCCGAGGTGAAGGTTACCAAGCCCGTCGCGGTCGAGACCGACCAGCCGGAGGCTTGCGGCGTGCCGTTCAGGGCGATGGTCACAGTTCCGGCGACGGGCTTGGTGATCGCCCGCGTCCAGGATTGCGCGCCGGAGGTGTAGCGCTTGGTGAGCTGAAACAGGGTGGCCGCCCCGTTGCCGGTGCCGATCGGCTGGTTGGTCGGGCCTGGCGTCTGCGACGGCAGGCAGGACTTGAAATCGGCCCAGTCCTTGAAGCGGAAGCCATGCAGGCGCCCGTTCCGGGCCTCGAAGAAGGCGACGACCGCCGCCAGATCGTCGGCGCGGCGGATGCCGTAGGCGACATCATAGCGGCGGCGGCTGTTGGCCCAGCTGGCGTTGCGCTCCTCGGCCCCACTCGCCAGCTCGACGATCTGGGTGCGCCGCTCGGGGCCTCCGCGCGCCCCGCGGCTGATGTTGTCCGGAAATCGGACCTCGTGAAACGCCATCACATCCCCCTTCGGCCCAGCGACACGGCGCGGGCAATGTCGCTGGCAACCTGCGTGCGCGACTGGCGAAAGCTCTCGGCGTCGCGGGCGGTGATCGTGACGTTGACAGTCGAGGCGCCCGCCTGGCCGTACCCCGCCGCCTCGCGCCGGGAGAGCACCCGCTCCCCGCGTTGCAGGATCGCGGGCACTTCGTCCGGCCGCAGCCCGGCCCAGCCGCCGGAATGCATGCGCGGGGCATTGGCGAAGGCCAATGCCGGGACCATCCGACCGGGACCAGGGGCGCCGACCACGCCGCCCGCATGCAGGATGTTGGCGAAGATCCCGCCCGCCCCGCCCAGCGCACCGGACAGGGCGTTCGCAATCGGGCCGAGGATGAAACGCCGCGCCGCGAGCTTGGCGAGGTCGGCGATCATCGAGGTGACCAGATCGCGGAAGTCGAGCTTGCCGGTCTTCACGAAGTCGCCGATGGCGTTCTCGGCGCTCTGGAAGGCCCCGACCAGAGCGCTGCCAATCTCCCCGCCGATGTCGCGCGCCTTGGCGGCATAGTCGGCGAGCGCTGCCGTGACAGCCTGCCAGCCGGTGAGGGCCGTATCCGCGCCTTCTGCGGCCGCAGCACCCGCATTGCGCGCGGCGCCGCCCGCGCCGTCGGCGGCGGTGGCGGTGTTGTTCAGCCCGGCTGTCAGGGCATCGGCCGCGCCAGCCGCATCCGCCAGCGCAGTCTCTGCCTCGGTCCCCGTGCCAGTCATTGCATCCTTCAGCGCCTGCCAGCTGGCGAGCGGCTGACCCGCAGCGTCAGCCAGCATCCCTGCCGCTTCGCGATAGCCATCGGCCCGGGCGCGGGCGTCATCGGCCATCGCGCCGAGGCCAAGATCGGGCGGTTCCAGATAGGTGCGTGACAGCGCGGCAGAAAAGGCATCCGCCGCGGCGGCCCCTGCGGCCGTTGCCGCGCCTTCGAAGGGATTGCCGATGCGGCCGAGTTCCACCGGATCGAGGATGCCGATCCGCACGCCACCTTCGCCGGTGGCCCATTCCGGCAGTAGCGCGAGGGCCGCGTTCAGGGTCTCGATGAAGCTGTTGATACGCGTGACGACGCCGTTCAGCATCGCCTCGACGCCCGAGATCAGCCCGTTTGCCGCCTGGAAGGCGAAGTCGCCGATGACGCCCGGCAGACTGCCCCAGATCGCGACGGCGGCGTCGTAAGCCCCCTGGAAGATCGCGGCTGTCCGGTCGCCGAAGCTTACGACGCCTGCGATAGTGCCTTCGAGCGCCGAGAGGCCCGCCGCCTTCAGCCCCTCCCATCCGGCCGCCATCCGCGCGAGGGCGGCGTCCAACGACAGGCCGATGCGCGACCACACCTCGCGGGCCAGATCGCCGAGGAGGCGAAACGCCTCGCCCACACCGCCGACCCGGGCCACCAGCTGCGAGAACTGGTAGACCAGTTCTCCCGCGCCGACGATCAGCGCCCCGATGCCGGTCCGGATCAGAGCGCCGCGCAGGAACACCAAAGCGGTGGCCAGGCCGCGCACGGAGAGGGCCGCAGCGGCAAGTCCCGCCACCCAGCGCCCAGCCATGACGGCGGCGAATGCCGCGGCATAGGACGCCAGACGCCCGAGGTTGCCGATCAGGGTGTCGATGGCCGAGCGCAGGATACCGCCATCGGACGCAAGGGCCACGAAGGTATTGGCCAGCGCCTCGATGGTCGGTGCCACGGCCACGGCGATGCGGTTCCGGAGGCCGTCGAAGACGAGGGATACGGTGCCCAGCGCCAGTTGCGTGCGGCGCAGGGCTTCGAGGGCATCACTGTCCAGAACCGCCCCGAGATCGGAGGCTTGGTCGCCAAGCCGCGCCATTTCGGCCCCGCCATTGCGTAGGAGGGGGATCAACCGTGTCGCGTCTGAGGCCATCGCCTCTAGATAGAAGGTCATCTCTTGCTGGCTGAGCCCGGCGCGCTCGAGGGTGTTGACATAGAGCTGCAGCGCCTCGGGGCCGGAAAGGCGGGCAAACTGGTCGGCGGTGACGCCCACGCGGGGCGCGACATTCTCGAAGAAATTCGCCATCGGCCCGCCGCCGGTCTGCAGGAAATCCCCGACCCGGTCGTTCACGTCCTTCAGGATATCAGCCAGCTTCTCCTGTTCAATGCCGACTGTCCGCGCCCCGGCCGACCAGCGCTGCAGCGCATCGGGTGTTGCATTGGCGACCTGCGCGAACTGCCGGATCTGCGCGGCACTCTCGGCGGTGGATCGGACTATCAGGCCGAGCGAGGCTGTAGCGGCCGCCGCGGCGGCCCCGAGGGCAAGACCTGCACGGCGCGCGAAAGCGGCCAGCCGGGTGTTGGCCAGCTCCATCTCGCGCGACAGGCGGCCGAAGCCACGGGCACCGGCATCGCCGACACCCTCCAGTTCGGCGCGCACGCGGCGTCCGCCCTCCGCCACGAGGCGGACGGAGACCTTCTTCTCAGCCATTCCGGCGTCCTTCCATCTGCTCGTTGAGTTTACGCACCATCACCGCCTCGATCTCGGGCAGCAGTTCGGCGGCGATCAGGGGCGTGATGCCCAGCGCCTGCGCTAGTGACAGCGCGGCGCCCATGTCCCATCCGATGACGGCCCCCGGCGCGAGGCGCAGCTGGCCGCCAAGGCGCTGGGTCAGGTCCCAGACCTGCCAGCCCTCGACCGTCTGCGGCCGGTTCAGTCTTGCGGGGCAGTCGGGGCAGGGGCCTGCGCAGGCCGCGCAGTAGCCATCGCCCCCGCCGAAGGACCAGTCGGCGAGGGCGCGGAGGCGTTTTTTTCCTGATCCAGCATCAGACCGCGGGCGACGTATTGCGCCTGGAAGGCCTCGAAGACCGGCCAGATTTCCAGCAGGGCGTCGATCCCGGCCGGGCTGACTGGCACGAGGTTGCCAGCCTCGTCACCGACGCCGTCCCATTCCAGCACCGCCCGGCGCGCGACGGCCTTGGCCATCGCGAGGGCCATGTCCTCCTGGCTGGAGGTTTCCGAAAGGCCCTCGATCAAGGGATCGGCGCGGGCAGAGACCATCAGCGCGGTGGTGAGAGGGGCCACCAGGACGCGCAGGCCGGGCAGCAGGTCCATCCATTCGGGCCGGTTCGACAGGTTCAGACGGATCATGGTCAGTATCCCGTGACGGTGTTGACGAGGACGGCGGTGCACATGCGGGCGGGGCTGGCGGCCTTGGCGGCTTGCCAGTCGAAAGTGGCCTGGATGCCCTGCGGGCCCGGGATCTCGATGCGAGGGCGCGGCAGATAGACGGCATGGGCGGTGAAGGTAAAGCTGGCGTTGGCCCCGAGGCTCCAGGCGAAGACCAGTTCGCACGGCGTGCCGTCGATGGCCTGCGTGATCAGCGTGGTATCGGCAAAGCGCACTTCCACCCGGCCGGTCAGTGCGGCCATGCCGGGGTCGGCCCCCTCGATGCGCCCGTCCGAGCGAATGGTTTCGATCCGGTCGAGGCCGTTGGAATAGGTCACCTCGGCCGAGATGACGTTGCCGAGCGGCGTGCCGTTCCGCGTGATCGCCCCGTTGAAATGCCCGAACCGTTGCAGCGCCAGCGCGGTCGGCGTGCCCGCGGCCGTGGCCGCCGCGACATTTTCGCCTTGCGCGACCAGCCGCGCCGTGGCGGTCAGCAGCCCCGACCGCGCCATCTGCCAGGACAGCTGGTCGCAGACGCAGCCCGAGTACATGGCGTAGCGCGGCACCTCGGGCATCGCCGTCTCAATGGACAGGCTCGGCAGCGTCCAGTTGCCGGACTGGAAGGTGTGCGTCTTGGGCGACGTGCCGGTGGTCGTCGACTGTCCGAAGGCGGCCTTCAGCCAGAGGCCGAAGTTTTCGACATCGATCGGCACGACGACATCCCCATCGGCGGTGACCGCGTCCTTGATCGGGGCCAGCGGATCGCGCCCCTGGCCGAGCAGTTCTGAGGCGATCAGCGGCTGCTCGGAGCCGAGCGTGGTGCTGGCGAAGGGCACCGTCCGGTAGCCAGAGGCGGGCGGGGTGCCGTAGACGGTTTCGAACGCAAGCGCCATCTGCGCCCGCGCGCCGTGAGCGCGTGCCATGGGGGTCTCCTATGTGGGGGGTGTCAGGCCAGAGGGCCGGTCGTGGTGTAGTGCAGGACGACGGTGATGACCGCCGCCTTCAAGGCCGCTGCACCCTCGATGGGCAGGTCGACCGATGCCGGGGCCTCGGGTTCGACCCAGTCACAGAGGCCGCCAAGCGTCCGGTCGGCTTCAAGCGCCGCGCCGATGGCAGCTATCAGGTTATCGAAGGCGCTGGCCCGGCCGCTGCCCACCTGGACGATGACCTCCAATTCAGCCCGGTGCTCATAGTGGTAACGCAAGGGCGACAGCGTCACCTCCGGCTCGCCCGGCTGGCCGTCCCGCAGGATGATCAGCCCCGCCGCCGGGATCCGCTCGGGCAAGACCTCGTCACGCAGGGTTAGGGCGGCAAGCGGCTGCAGCCGCGCATGAAGCGCGGCGAGGGTGGTTTCGCGGGTGGTGGGCACAACATTCGTTCCATAGATCCGCGTGAAGGAAATCCACGGACTCTTCTCAGATTTGGGTTCTTCTTTCAGAAAAGCAGTAAATGACAGCAAAGAAACGACGGCGACCAATTCGCCATTCTAATTATGGTCGACCGGACACTCCTCGCTCATCTTGATCAAACCCGAAAATCTCTCTGGCCATATCCTTCGCAAAGCGCTGTATTTCTTCATGATCATTTTTCGATAGTTTTTCCCTGACTCGTCGAAAGAATGAAATATAACGATCAAGATTTCCATCCTTGAGAACAAAGTTGAGGTTGCTGTCTGCAAGCTTAACTAACTTGAATACAGCATCTGAAAGTTCTTTGCTTACTGCATCCCTCGGAGCCACCACATTCTGCTGCTCCAGCGAAGCATAAAACCCCTTTTGTTTTTCAATATCTAAAGCCTCAAACGATTCCTCACCGAGCAACGACATCACAATATTTCCGGAATCCTGAAGGTTCTTCATGCCAATAGCACAGGCAAGTCGGAACCTCTCTTCGCTCTTGTATCGCGGATCATGTTGGCTTAGGGCATGAAGTAACAATGGCAGGAGCTCCAAGCTCAGTAGTTTGTCCTTGTGGCTCCGCGACACCTTTCTTTGCATTTTAGACTTTTCATCACCCTGCGTGGACAACAACAATCCATCCAATGCAATTAGCTTTCCCATTTCTTCCAGTGCAAGCACGGAGAGTGAAAGCGCAGGGGCGTGCCTCCCATTCTCCTTTAGCAATTCCGCAGACGCGACTAGATCTCGGATATTGTGCCAACACGCGACAAATCCTGCTTCCAATATGTCAATTGATGACGTGTAGCTCTGCTTCTTGCCCATTCTCACTTCCTCGTGTTCCAAGCGCGTTGTTACACTGAGCGATAGACTGACGTCGAGATTCATCTTGGTGATCGCGTTTAGATCTCAGTGATCCACCCACCCTGCCACGATCCGCCCCGGCACGCCATCGATGGCCCGCTCGGCATCCCGCGCCAGATCCAGTCGCTTGCGCAGCTTGACCTGCGGCACGAGGAGGAAGATCGGCACAGTGGTCAGCCCGCGACCGGTCTTCGCGCGGGATGCCACGGCGCGCCCTTTGCTGTTCAACCGCCCCTCGGCCACCAGCAGGCTCGGGCCGCGGCGGCGGTAGATCAACCGCAGGCGCAGGCCGGTGCGGCGCTCCCATTCACCGGGGGTAATGCGGCCGCCACGGATGGATTTGCCTGCGGCCGGGGTGGGGATGGCCAGCCAGAACCCGTTGCGCGACCGGATCAGTGGTCCGGCGTCGTGCGCGCCGACGATCACCGGGGCGTTCGACCAGACCAGCGCCGCGGCGTTCAGGCTGTCGCCGCCCTTCGGATAGGTGGCCAGCCGGATCGAGTTGCCCAGCCGGGTGCCCAGCCCCGCGCCGGTGATCTGGCCGCGCCAGGCGGATTTGAGGCCCGCGCCCGCCTCGCGCATGGCGGTGGTGACGGCCTTTTCGCCCGCAGCGATTTCCGCCTGCATCAGGGCAGCAAGGTCGGGGCTGATTTCCAGCTTCAGCTTCATGCGGGCCTCAGATCGAGGGTCCAGATCAGCCGTTCCCGGTCGCGCAGTGGTTCTCCCTGGATCACATGGCTGTCCGCGCCGATGACGATCACGTCGCCCGGGCGCGGCGCGGGCAGGTCGGCGACGCGCACATCGACTACCGTCGTGTCGCTGACGAACCGCCCCGCGCCGAAGTTGGTGACGCGGTCCGGGGCGCGGCGGATGATGCGGATCGGGCGTTCCTCGGACGTCGTCGCCGAGATCCAGAGGGCCGGGGCCGCCATGGCATCATGGGTGAAGATGCGGTCCATGGCGGCGGCGAAGACGGACATGGGTGGGTCCGTCAGTTCGACGTGTGCAGACGGATCGCCAGCCGGGGCCGTTTGTTCACCGGCAGGATCGAGGCTTCGGTCATGACATCGATCCAGCGGCCCTTTTCGTCGAGATGCTGGCGGGCGTAGAGCGGCAGGCCGATGGTGTTGGCGGTCTCCAGC